GTGGAGGTGGAGGTGGGATTACTGTTTACCAGTACGTTCAGGTTTTAGATCCAAATACTTTCAACAAAGTATATGGAGGAGTTATGAAAAACATAACTGAGAATACGATTGCAGAAGGAAAACGTTATAGCAAGAGGGGAATGAGGTAAGAAAATGGCCGACTATCCGACTTCACCTATACCTCAATTGTCTTTTACAAAAGAAATTGGATTCAAAACTCTAATCTCTCAATTTGAGAATGGAGCCGAGCAACGGAGAAGGAAATTATCACAAGGGAAAAGATTGTTCACATTGGTTTATAATGCCTTGACCGTAGCAGAAGCAGCCATTCTTTGGAATTTCTATATGGCTCGGAAAGGTTCTTACGAATCATTTAATTTTATTGACCCTGCTGTAATTCCTGGAGATATTGGTAGTCTTATCCTAACCAATGGTGGCTCCACGTTCAACCGTGGCGACTTCACCGTTACAGGGGCTTTCTTCTGGTCCTCTCTTGATCTGTCTGCTTATCACGGCACAGATGTTGGCTCTACCCCCTTCTATATCGAAGTCTTAGACGGTACCGGCTTGAAAGCCACTGGCTACATTGGAGCAGTCGGGGCAGGGGAGACAGTTATTGATAAAGTAACAGGAGATTCAAGCACTTTTACTGGTGGTGTGGGTAATTGGGTGCCCGAAGGAGTTGGAACAATAACGGCTGCTGGAGGGAAAGGGATTCTTACTCCCAATGGTTCATATGCTGGAATGATTCATCTCTCTGATAGTGTCTGGGGCCGACTTAATAAATTTTCATTAAAACATAGATTACAAAGTGGTACTGCACAAATTATTCAAGTTAGAACACCTCCATTGTATGCTTATAGTTTTACACCTACTGGAACAGAAACGCAAAGTCCTACGGTGTATAAAACTGGTGATACTTATACAGGTATTAGAATAACTGACGCGGGTTATGGTGGCGATGGAGTTTATGAAATTGACGATATTGTATTTCAGCAAGTCACCGATCCTCCAGTGACCGCTGTCCACATCGTCTCCTCTCTCAATGGTACAATAAGGAATTGGGCCTCAATAGAGAGTGGGTTTGATCCGAACACGATCACAAGTTGGGGTATTTACGATGTTACCAACGCTTATACAGTGAGATTTCTTGAGGATAAAATGAGTTATGAGAACTTCACTGCCGCTATCATAAGGACGGGATTGAAACTTATTCAAGTTTTATAGGAGATCTGGTGCCAGAAATAACCAGTCCTAATTATATTACTGAAAAGAACAAGGCCGCGAATGCCCCTGTAATGTGCTACGAAATCACAATTCCTACGCCCGCCTCTACTCTAAGACTATGTGAATGGGATACCATTATCCATTATCCAACGGCAGGTGGATATGACTATTTACCCTTCCCTTTGACCCATCAGGGAATTGGAGCCAACGCATTAGGTGAGATAGATTCTGTTAAGGTTAAACTATCCGCAGTTGATCGGACCATCATTTCAACTTTGGCAACCAATAATGGTTTAATCGGTTCCAAGGTCGTGATGAAATTAGTCTTTCTGGATCAACTGGCTGATGCTTTAGCTAATATCTCTTCCACATTCTACATTGACTCTGTCGAGACCACAGAACAAGAAGCCGTTTTTAATCTTACATCCAAATTGGACTTATACGAAGTTCAAATCCCCGGGAGAATGTTTGAGAGGGATCATTGTCAATGGCATTTCCTAAGTGAGGGATGTTATCTCGGTGATGCTGGTGTTTATACGCCTCCGGGTGGTTTTCTTCATTCTGATGTGGAATGTGACCATACCCGCGTAGGGCCGGTGGGTTGCAAGTATCATATAAATTCGGGCAGATTTGGCGGTTTTCCTGCTATTCCGATGAGAGGATTGTATGTTGTTTAATAAGAAAAAATCTGATGAAATCTCACAAGCACTTCTCGGAATGTCTTTTGAAATTGGAGGTCGTGGCCCAGAGAAGATCGATTGCTACGGTGTCCTTAAATATTTTTATAACGGATTCGGCCTTAAACTTCCCGACTATTCTTATGTAGATGATTGGTCTGGAAAGACAGAACTTTATCTTCAGGAGTATGCCAAGTTTTTTAGAAAACTTGATAAAGATGAAGAGTTAGAAATTGGAGATATGATCTTATTTAGTGAAGAGGAAAATACAAGTCATGCAGGAATATATCTTAAAGAGGAAAATACAAGTCATGCAGGAATCTATTTAGGTGAAAGTCGGTTTATTCATGCCTATGACAAGGCAGGGACACGGATAGATTCTTTAACAAATCCCGCATGGAAGAAAAAGATTTATGGATTTTTCAGGATAACTAATGAAGATTAAAGTAACCTATATTCCTGTCCTTTTTGATGATTCCACTTGGAAAAAGTTTGAGTCTCATAATGAGACGATTATCTCTATCTTCATTTCGATGTTACAGAAATTTCCCGAAGTAAGAGAAGATTCACCCAATTTAACTGTTCGGGTAAATGGTAAAATATTGCATCCTCTCAAATGGAGAAATCTTTTAAATGATGGGGATGAAGTTCTTATTGTTCAGGAGGTTGGAATTGCGGAAATAGTTGCCATATGGGGAGCATTGACCACAACGGTTTGGGGAATTGCGATTGGGGGAACAGTCTATGGTTTGACAATTCCGGCCATGTTGGTAGTTGCTTCTATTGCCTATACCATCTATTCCTATGCCACCGCACCTAAACCACCCAGTACAGGTCAAGGTCTTAATAGTAGTCCTACCTACGGATGGGATGGACTCCAGATGCAGGTCCGCCAAGGAGTCCCCGTTCCGATCGTTTCCGGCGAGCATCTTCTCGGTGGCAATTTAATTGAAGCTTATATCTCTTCTGATGCAGATAAGAATTATTTGAACCTTTTGATTGCTTTAGGTGAAGGACCAATCGAAGGAATAATGAAGGAGGATTTATCTGGAGTTTGCACGAATCCTGCTACCGATAAACCTTATATTTTAATCAATGATAATTTGCTCAGCAATTTTCTGGGAATGACATGGGATTATAGGCTTGGGACTCATAATCAGACCCAGATTGATGGATTTGGGGATATCTGTCAGACTTACTCTATGGCCGGGGTAAAGTTAAGTGTTATCCCTTATGTTTACACCACGGTTGACTCAGACGTAGAAGCATTTGAACTTAGATTTAGAATCCCCCTATTATTCCAGACAAACAAAGGCAATTATTATCCGAATAGCACCTCTGCTCATATAGAATATAAACTACATTCAGAACCTACGACATGGACAGAGGGCGGGGTATTTTCTATTACAGAATATCGGCAAGACCCACTAAGACGTTTCTTTAGAATAGATGATTTGGCTCCTAATCAGTATGATATTCGAATTACATTTACAGGTTGGGATGTTCCTCCCGGTATAAATGGTGCAATATATTTAGACAACATTATCGAAGTGAAATACGATACATTGACCTATCCTCTTACGGCTCTCCTTGCGATCAAGATTCTTGCTACTGAGCAACTTTCAGGAGGACTCCCCAATGTCTTAACCAGAATTAGGGGTAGAAAAGTTTTAAATCTCGATACTTCTGTTATCGAATGGACCCGGAACCCAATTTATAATGTTAACGATTTGATGGTTAATTCAAGATATGGCACAGGTCGTTATATCACTCAGGCCAATATCAATAATGACCAGTTAATCCTAATGGCTGATCATTGCGATCAGATGCTTGGGGATGGGGTAAAAAGAGGCGTTAATTCAGTCACGGGTACATCGATGACTGATTCAGATTATACCTTTGTGACAGGGGATATTGGGAGATATATCTGTTGTAATTGTCCAACCGATGCCACGGTATTTACCACATTATTGATAACTTCACTTTCAGATTCTAATCATTGTGCTAATGGGACGGCTGGTTGGACAGCGGGAACTCCACCAACCGCGTATTGGGAGTTTGGAGAAAAAAGAAACGAATTAGATTTGGTTATAGATGCCCAGAATCCGGCTTTTGATTTGATCAATCAAATCTGCGGTTCTTTCAGAGCCCTACCGATTTGGAATAAAGATGCAATTCAACTTTTAATAGATAAGAAAGAATCTCCCTCTTATATATTCAATATGGGGAATATACTTGAGGGTTCCTTTAAACATTCATTTCAATCAGAGAAAAGCAAACCCAATTGTGTCCAAGTTGACTATGCAGACAGGGACGGAAAATTTCAGAAAAAAACGGTAGATGTAACCGACTTTCCTACCATCACCGGAGGAGTCCCCAAAAGAACCAGAAGACTATCTTTATTAGGAGCATCCCGTCAATCTCAGGTCTACAGAGAAGGGAGATTCCATCTTTACTCTCCAAAATACCAGGATGAACAAATATCCTTCAAGGGTGCAATAGATGCGATCCATATGCTCCCAGGGGATATTGTTAAATTCCAGCATGATGTCTTTGCCTGGGGACAGGGCGGAAGGATTGTTTCGGCAACGACCACAGTGATCACCCTGGATCAACCTGTCGTGATCGGAGCAGGGACTTATGTAATCACCTGCAAATTAGCAGACGATACCCTTGAGACCAGAGGGATAAGTGATGGAGCAGGGACGTACACCACGGTTCATTGTGCGGCTTTCACAACACCCCCTCCTATTTATAGTTTATATGCCTTAGGTTTGACAAGCATTGAAGCAAAACCTTTCAGGATCATGAAGATTTCCAAGACTCCAGAGAACGAGATCGAAGTGGTCGCAACTGAATATTCCGAATCGGTTTATACCGATACCGATATCATTTTAGCTCAACCAGTTTATTCCGGTTTACCTCCTGATTCAACATGGCCCGATGGACCTGATGTGTCAAATCCATTGCTGGCTCCGCCCGATGTCACAGGGTTTGCCGTGGTTGAGACAACGGATAAAACAGGTGTGAGTCTTACCTTTGTTAGACCGGCGACCACAACAAACTGGACGAAAGCCAACATCTATATTTCGAGGGATGCGGGCGCAACTTATGAAATCATCGGCATAATGTACGATATCGGCCCGATGATTTATCGCGATGTGATGGTTAATAGTTCTTATAATTTTAAGGCAATCAGTCTATCGCCCTTTGACGTTGTGAGTGCCAGTCCCCCTGTCATAAATATCACAATAACGGGGATTGCCGGCATTGCACTAACAAATCTCACCGCGACCAGCACCTTCAAATACATCATTTTGGATTGGGTAAATCCAGTAACTTCAAATATTCAGTTTATTGAGATCTGGCGATCGGATTCGAATAACAGAGCCGCGGCATCATTGATTGCCACAGTTTACGCTGATAATTACTGGGACTTGATCGGGACGGTCGGTACAACGAAATATTACTGGATCAGGGCAAAGAATATCAATGGTGCCTATTCTGCCTGGCTACCTTCAAGCGCTACTGGTGGAGTCACAGCTACCACCGCACAAATAGTCTCATCCGATATTGGAACTTTCGCTATTTTAGCTTCTCAGATTTATACGAAAATCCCGATCATCACAGGAGACGCATGGACTAACAATTCTCCATCCTCTGGATATGTGGCGTGGAATGAACACACGCTTTACTATAATGGTGTTGCCTATACGATAGTCGCAAGTAACACAAATCTAAAATATATCTACTGGTTGAATGGAGGAACATCCTATACAAAATCAAACACGAATCCAACTTTAACCGATGCTGATTTTGTCATAGCGGTCAATATTAATGGTGCTCATGATCTTGCTTGGAACGCACTCGCCAATCAAGTTGTTGGCAGTTTATATGTTGAGAATGCTTCAATTCTCAATTCCAAAATGGGTATTTTGTCTGTGGATACTGCAAATATCGTGAATTTATCTGTCAATACAATAAAGATTGCGAATCAGGCAGTCAGCGTTCCGGTGGCAGCTTATACTGCGGGATCAACAATTCTCACTGCTGAAACTTGGACCGCAGTTCAGCAATTATTTATAACAACTGATGGATCACCCGTTTTTATCACCGCTTCTGGACTTTTTATGGTTGGTAATTATTGGATAGATTTATGTATTACACAGGAAGTATATGGGGTCTCTACAATACTGGTTTGGGAAGCAGATAGTATTTATTCTCTATCAGCATACGGAACTCTCTTGAGTTTTAACATTTCTGATCAGCCACTTACTGGATCATATCATTATTATTTTTGGGCAAGAAGTCGTTATGTCAATTCATCTGCAATGAATAGATCATTGATGGCCCAGTGTATAAAAAAGTGATTTAGAATGAAATTCTACATAGTTTACATATCTGCAAGTGGGGAAATAGTAAGGACAGGAGTTTGCCCTGATGATATGTTGACAATTCAGGCCTTTACTGGGGAGGTCGTGACGGAAGGCGTTGCCATAGATTCCAATTCTCTTGTGACAACCGCCGCTATCACCTCCGTTGGAACAATCACGATGGCAGGGATTGCCATTGAAGACGAAACCTTTATCATTGACACTCAGACATTCACGTGGAAGACATTGAGGACTCAAAGAGGTGAAGTAACGATAGGGGCTGATGCACCAGCAGCGGTGACGAATATAGTCGCGGCGGTCACGGCCGATTTGACCACCATCATTGCCACAGACGGCGCCGGGGATACCGTAGTGGTCACGTCTGTCCATGCGGGAGTAGTAGGCAATGCCATTGATTTTTCTGAGGTATCCACTAATATGACGATGAACGGAAGCGGACATCTTGGCGGGACGACATCGGGAATTGATGTGGTGCTTACTACGAAGCCCTTAATAACGACTGTGGCGACCTGGGATGTGACAACCATTGACGCCGATGGGATAGATGCGGCGACCTTAGGGGCAGGATTACCAAATCCAACCGAGATCTCGATTCAGATCATAACGGCTGAGGGAGCCGAAACGATCGCTCCATTCAATGCCACGACAGGTTCTTTGGTTCTGAAAAGTCTGATAATAGGGACGTACTTGGTGACTGCACGTGCGGCAGGGTACAAAGATTATACGGTTTCAATAACGGTGGTGGCGCCATGACAACCAAGATCATATCCCCAAAATCCACTCCACAATATCCAAATCTGATATTCACCCCAGATTTGACCTTGGCAACGGTGAATGATGTAACCATCTTAGAAGACACAAATTCAGTGAATACTCCAACGAATTATGATGAATATCTATTGCTTGATGAAATAATTATTATTGGGAATGATTACCCAGTGATTTTTACTGCCAGTGATATTTTTGATCAATCATGGACTTTGAATAGCAATGAACAGGTTGCAATAGGATATCTTTTAAAACTTTATGACAATACAGCGCCAGGATTAGTAATTAGTTATAGTATAAATTATTTTTATTTGATTTCTTATAGTGGGATTCCGATTACATATCGGGCTGATATGCCATCCTTTAGGATAATCCAAATTTTGACAAATAACCATGAATACTCTTGGTCTATATCTTTCCAAAAATTCAGAACGGGAACGAGTACAATTTCAGGTACATCATCCAATAGGATTTTGATTGCCCAAGAGGTCAAAAGATAATGAAGAATTTCGCCCTATTTGATGAAACCGGAAAGATTCAAAAGATTATTTCCACCACTAAAGGTTTAGATTTTATTAAACTAAATCTCAAAGGTTTGCAATATATTAAAGTAGATTCTGAGGTTAAATCAAATTCTCATAAAATCATTGATGGGAAAGTTGTAAAGCAGGATGTTATTGAGCCGGTAAAACCAGTGATCGTGATCGATCCTAAATCCATAATTACTGAAAAAGACATTGATGACTGTAAGGATATTGAGGATTTAAAAGTTTTGATGAAGAAGATGATAGGTCCCAAAACTATTTCGTTTGGTTAAGGAATTTAAGGCAATTATTCTGGTGGCTCCAGTGGACCATACCAGAGACCATTGACAGTTTCAATCTTGCTTGAGCTATGATCGGGCCACTCAACCCATCCGTAAGAAATATATACCATAGCAGCATCCAAATCTTGTCTATCTATTCTATACCAGTAATATCCGTCCTTTGTTGGTTTCTCCTCTGTCCAGTTTTGATTCATCTCAATCTCCTTTAGGCAGTTGTCAGTCGCCAATATCCACCGTCAAATATGGCATAGCCATAATAAAATTCCATATCTTTTACATACTCCAAGAGGACTTCCTTCATCCGCAATTCATCTTTTTCCATTTCTCCACCCTTCCCTTATTTGGTTGATTGGATTTAAGATTAATTGCTGAAATTTCCCACAGAGCCAAGCAGTCGTACACCATTTATGATTATGTCGGGTGGAATAGAAACAAGCCCAGGTGACAGGTGGTTTCCTCATCTCTGACCATAATTTGATTACGTCATCAGTTTTAATATGAGTTTGATTGATATCGTAATCTTGAATCCTCTTCCCATCAATATAAATCATAGGGCCTCTTTCATCCTTTTTTATTTCTTCAATCTCTCCCTGTATCCATAATGGTTTCTTATAAATACCACCATCAGAGTCTTTCATTCTTGTCTCTCCCTTATTATCTCTTGTGAGATGGTAGTTAATTCAAATTTCTCTTCCTCGGTAAGAGACATACCTGATCCGTCCCAAACATCTCCTATTTTGGAGATGTAATCTATGCTTTCCTCATACATGATGAAGGCCATATACTTTTTCAGCAAGGCTCTATAATCCATTTCATTTTTTATTAGTGGCTTATCTGAAGCAATATTGAAAATTCCAAATCTAAGATTATACGGCTCAACGGCGAAAAGTTTCTCAATTACTAAATCCGTATAAAATCTCAACCGTGGGGGGAATAAGATTGAAGAAAAAAATGGCAAGGTTCGGCCCTGTGAATCCATGAAAAGTTTTTCAATTCTATTCTTTTCTTCTTCATTTGCATGGGTGATTCTAATATCGGCTTCAATTTTCATCTCTCTACCTCCTTCCATTCCATTGGGATATCTTTCTGATGTCTCTTCGGGATACCCATTGGAAGTTCTTCAAAGTTTCTCCATTTATTAGCCAACACTTCCTTTCTCATCCTAAATGTTAGACTCGATCCCGCGATTGGAATGGTCGGGGTAAAAGGAAGAAGCCTTAACATTACTGGAAATTCTATACCAGATAGAGAGTGACCATCTTTAAAAGTAAAACAGTGGATAAGTTCATGTTTTAGGATGTGTAGAGATAGTTCATAACTGATGATGTACCGACGGTAAAAATCATCAACCACTGCCAATATTCCCCAAAATGTTTGAGTAAGAAAAACGCTCATAGGATCATTTCTGGTTGGAGCAATAGCAATATCCCAATCAATTGATTTGATCTCTTGATTCTCCTTCATTTCAGGTAGAATTTTGAATCTTGATTTAGATTCCCATCTGGTTTCAATCCATTTTATAATCTCTAATCTTATACCCACTTCCTGAGTTAGATCATCTGAAACACTCTCAATAATACTCTCAACTCCAGCCTTGTTATTTGATCCGTCTGAGAGTATCACAAGTTTGACCGTTCTGATTGGCTGATTCTCAGCTTGAAATTCAGGATCTTTCAGGGACCAAGCGACCGTTCCGATCCCGCAACCTGTTAATAATATCACCGTAGGCAATAACATTGCAATAATCAATTTTTTCATTTTCTTCTCCTTTCACTCTAATAATCTGGACTTTCAGACCAGTCCTCAACTTCTAATTTTCCAATGTTGGGATCTGATTTTATCTTGGCGAGTATAGCTTTTAACTCCTTCACCCTTTCAGTCATTCTACAAGTTAGGCAACTTCCATCTGGTTCTAATAATTGGAAACAAACTTCACAGAGTTTCTTTTCTCTTACCAATTCCTTGATGTGAGAGAGGAGTGTCGCAATATCTTTAATGGTCTGCAAGGCTCTCTCATCTATCAGATATGGGTTTTCACGTAAAAGTCGGAGATCATCCGATCTTCGTTCTTCAATCTCTTTTATCTTCTCATCCATCTTTTCCTCCTAATAGTTGACAGCCAATGGGCAGTTGCGGATCTGTTGTAGGGCCACTCACCGACAGACATTTTTGGATGATCAGTCCATACTCTGTGCGAAACACCTTCTTTCGCCACCATTGGCCGCCAGCGTTCTCCTTTCTGGCGGCCTACACAATCTCCAACAGATTCCACCTACCACACCACTCCTCGGCCGCCAAATGTGTCCTGTTTGTGTACCTCTCAAAATCATTAACCTTTCCCCAAAACTGTATAAATTCGATACATTTTGACCATTGAAATTATTGATGTTTTTATATCTCCAATACAACCTATATTGATAAGGGCTAATAATTTCATGGGTTAACCCTATTTGTGATATGTTTGTGATATGGATTCTTCTATCCAATTTTCACCATTCCAAATTTTATTAAATTTTTTCTTCAGCACAAAGACAAGCCAGAGTTGCTCTGGAGACCAAGACCAATCGTAAATATTTAATTCGGTCAGGAAAGTGATAAAAAGTTTATGCCAATAATATTTTCCGTCATTATTTAATGGGAAAATGTCTTTGACCATCTCCTGTAATTGATCCTGACGGTAAATAGGAATACATTGGTCTCCGGTTTGCCAACCCATGTTGTCTGCTGCTTTCTGGTGGAATACCTCTACCTTTCCATTTCTATAAGCAAAATCTCCATCTGACCAAGAATGACACCCGATATCAGGTAGAGCCTGCTCACACATCTCAATATATTGTTTTGAAGTATCCATCATCTCCCTAACACCTCCTCAATCCTCTGGATATTGACCCTCCTATAATTCTCATCAACCACCCTCTCTGTGTTGCCCAGTATCCTTGCAATATCCGAAAGGGATGTTCCCCGATTGCTTAGTTGTGAGGCCAGGGAATGGCGAGTTCCATTCTTGAGGCTTACCATCTTGACACCGGATAGCCGGTTGGCTTTCTTCCATGCCCCGTAGACATCATACCGATTAAACTTCTCTCCTCTGTCATCGCAGAATACGTATTCAAGGCTTTCTACCCTATGGGAGCCTTTGATTATGGCCTCCGCTTCGGGTAGCAAGGGAAGGGTATTATCCATTTCGTTTTTCCGGTCCCTGAATGTGATAAGTTTTTTCTCAAAGTCAATGTCTGTCTTTCTAAGATTGCAAGCCTCAGAGGATCGGCAACCATAAATCATCATAAATCTGATAATATCCTTTTCCTTACCTAAATGATTCAAGACCTTTTCCTGTTCTTCACGGGACAGCCAGGGTTGATCTCGTCTCGGCACTTTGACCTTGGGCATGGTGATTTCTTCGGGGAGCACCTTCTTGTTGTAGTTTAAAAAGGCCCTCAGTCTTGCCCTTATCAATCTTTTGTAGGATGGTTTCTTTTCCGGTAGCTGAGCCCACCATTCATTGATTGATAGTTCCGTAATCTCTGATAGGAATTTTCCCTTGAAATAAGGCAAAAGATAGTATTTACAGATCATCTCCCTATTATAATCTGTCCCTTCCTTGCAGGGATTATTTGTGGAATAGGTGATCCATGCCCTTTCAAAAAGGTTGGGTTTATTCTTACCCCACATGGAAGGGTCAAATCTACCTCTCCGGATCTCAATGGCCACCTCTTCAAGGAAGTCCTCACATTGATTGGGATGATAAAAAGGCTTACCATTGCGGTCTTTATTGATTTGTAACTTCTTGCCCCGATAATTGACCCATACACGATATCTTTGCCTCCCCTTCGGCAGATAGTATCCCCCCTTCATGGCGTCCCTCCTCCAGAATGGAATGAAGGGAAAAGTATCATGTTCAAAAGAAGATGTCAAAGGGTTAATCATCATAGAAATTTCTCCAGATCCTTACTTCTGGATATATTCCCTGACCCTAAACCTTTTCTTTGTCCAAAGTTTAGAACCTACCTCGTGAAGATGTTTTTGAATTTCCCTTTTTACCCTATGGGCATTATAATAATTGGTAAAAGCGAATTGATAAGTGGTAAAATTACAAATTCCCCATTTTCTATCATACTGACATTCAACTACCCAAAGTTTTTCCATTCTTTCCTCCACCAACTCAAATCTGTTTTTTTTCGGAAACCGCCCTGACACCTGGAATATTCAATGTCTGTTTATAAGATCGAGCCTTTCCATTGAGAAAGGTCATATATTGTCCTGCCCATTTTTTTAGATCATCGGCATTAGAATAAATCACTCCTGATGCTGCTTCCAATGAGACTTCATTATTAGCAATAGCTTTTATTAGAATTGCAAGGTCAAATATCTCTGCACTCCAATTCTCTCGAATATAACTCCCTTTCGATTTAGGGATCTCTGACATTACTTTTATTGGTGCACTGGTGGACGGTTCTTTTAGGATCTGTTCGGCCTCTTCCTTCTCTCCTGCCTCTTCCGCTTCAATTGCACGGGCAAGAGCATCTTCCTCTTCCCGTTTATTTTTGGCCGCATTCAATTTATATTCCTCTTCTCTCCGTTCAGTCTCCTGTTCTTCAGCGAATTTGACCATGATAGTATTCAGATAATTTTTGGCTTTCTCCAATTTCTGAAGAGTAGGGGCAAAAAAGGCGATTATCTTTGCCTTCGATTCATCCAATGGCCGTGTCTGTGCCATCCTGGTATCAGTTAGTTCGCTGATCCGATCCTTGAGCTCCCGCATGGTCACTTGGGCATATTTATAGTCTGTAACGTTCTGGATGATCAGCGAATTGGCTGAATTGATAATGGTAAGTGCTGTTTCTGTCTCTTTCTGGATTTCTGGGGTTACGATTTCAATTTGAGTTCCCATATTTTTCTCTCCTCCATCTCAAAAAATGCAACATCGAACAATAGGCCTTAAATGCTTCCCTGAGCTCAGATGTTTTATAAGCCTTTACTTTCGGTGGCCCCCCAGTGGGGTCTAAATAAATATCCATTGGTGATCTCGCCAGATCGTGCATCCCATGACAAATTAGGGCTGACCACTGGACGGCGATCTGCAGGATATGCCAGGCCTCAGGACTCCCCGACTTGAGATCAATGGGGCCCGGTAATCGATCAATCTTACATCCTACGAGGAGTTCTGGATGGTAAGTTTTAAACTCAGTGTAAGTAGGAATGGGAATAGAAGTAAAATTCTGATCCCGTCTCAATTGTTTCCAAGATTCCAAATAACCCTTGATTTCGTCAGCCACAGAATCCTCGTCAAGAGTTCCTTTATCATAAAATTCTGTTGCCAAATGGACAGCCGTCCCCCTGCCCATATACCACGGATCAGCTTTCCACCCCAGACCAGCCTCGGCGATTGTGGATGTTAGGCCATCAATCTGGCGACCATCTAAATGGTAAATATGATTTTCATCTAAGAGTAGTTCAGGCATTATCCTTCGCTTCCAGGTTCTCTCGTTTCCTCTAATTTCAGAGTAACGATCTCTGGGCCGAATTCAGTATTTTTATATTCGATGGTCGCTTTCACGCCTGATTGACCTGCCTGTTTTGCATCTTCCGCAATGGTTTTGCTGAACGTGGAATACTTCTTGTCCCCGATATGGACGGCATACTTGACCCATTCTTTTCCGTCTTTCTTCTTTCCAGAGGACTGGGTGACTGAATCTACGAGAGAGACAATGATTTTCCCTTGCTCTTTTGATTGTTCTCCATTGGCCTTCTTTTCTTGTGGCATGGTGACGGGAGCCTTTTCTCCACCCTTTTTATACTGGATCGATGTCACCTGCTCTTTGGTAATCCCAGCGAACTCTTTCAAGTCATCCCATGTGAGGTTCCGGATTCCTAATATTCGGGTAATCCCGTTACCAAGAAGATTGGTTAGGGCAGCCATCTTCACGTCACGCTTATTTGTTCGCTCAGAGATTGAGACTTCCTTCCTCTCTTTCTCCTCATAAAGATATTGTTTAAAAAACCCGTCCCGACTCGATCTTGATCCCTCAGCCTCCGTGGTACGTGAACCTAATGAAAAAAAACCTTTATAGGAATATGTATAGTGGCCATCTGAATCCTCTTCATATATTGGCTCATCTATGCGCCACGAAATATTGAAGAGATTGGCGATTTTTTCCGCTCCAGAAGTTTGAAGATACGGATTACCCGCTTGGTCCGTCCAGTCTCTGGGGTTACAAACTTTCAGGGCAATCTTCTTGATTTTGATCACCGCATCAATGCGGCGCTCCGCCTGTTCCGCCATTTGAATCAAAAAATCATCAGCTATCGATATTTCTGGTAAGTTTTTCTCTTCCATCTTCTCCTCCTTTCTTCTTCAAGACTATTTCAAGACATTCGACTTTCCCGTCGGCCATATCACATTCCATTCCGCAATAATCACTTATTTTATGTGGATATTGGTGGGAACATTCCAGATTCCTGCACTTCTCGAAATTCTCGCATAACAGAAACATTTCGTATCTCCATTATATTTTAATTCTATAATAAGGACATTCTTTCCATTCATTCTCGTTCAAACATTCAAAAATATCTTTCTTTCTACCAATCTTTTTGCAAAATTGAACCCTGGTAATTACTCCATCGGGATCTATATGATCATAAAAAATATAATCTGTTGGTCCTCCCAAATCCTTGTAATTGATTCGCACATTATAAATATTTTGCAAAATATTCTTATCAATATTTGGACATTCCATCATTCTCTCCTTCACATTGGCAATAACCACTCTTCATCAATCCCTCCAGACGATCTTTATAAATTGACCTACAACAAAAATGGATAGCAGGGTTACGATTAAAACTGCACCCAACCATAGCCATTCGTTTAAAGGTAAACCGTTAATTAGCGATATTTCCGTTTTCCACATTGGGAGTCTCCTTCTCCTTTTCTATTGGTTTTTCTTTCCTCGCCATCGAACAGATATGTCCCCATCCTCTTGATCGAGCAATGGACTTACTAAAGACAAAAGACTTGCACCTTGGACACCTTGTTACCTCTTCCTTATCCCGATCAGGCCAATCAACTTTATTGAGGAAGATCAGATAAACAACCCGTTGATCGAAAGTATTAAAAACGGCTACCTTTCCTTCATTTGGGTGATGATCTGTGAGTGCGAAAGTCTTTTCCATTATTTATCCTCCCGATCCAATTAGACGTTATCTGCGGTTTCAGGTTCTATTCCGGCTACTCATGTACCCATCTTTATCGAGATCGGGAAGAATCGAATCATCCGTTTCCCCTGTTTCCCCTAAAGTGACAGATTTCCCTCCACTGCTGATTTCCATCGTCGTTCCGTCTTTTTTTAGATCGGTGTCCATCTTCTCGATGGTGTCAAAAAGTTGACCTTGAAGGGGATTCCATTCAAACGTCACGGTATCTTTGATTTTCTCCTTGGTGAAGGAAATGGAGACCTCACAGATGCATTTCCCCTTAGCGACGCCGATCTTCGCAGAGAAAGAAATAGTCAATGGTTCTTCTCCTGCATTTGTCCAGGCTTGCTCCAAATCCTCAGCATAATCTTTCAACATCACGTTAATTTTAGACGGAATAATTACTAAAGCACCTTTGATGCTCATGTTTCCTCCTTCCCTTCCGGCGCCGATATAACCTTCACCTTTTTCGTTCTGACCTTCATTGCAGATCCCGCGAAATGGATTTCCCCTACAACGATGTTCTTCTTTGCCAGTTCAATGGCATGGTTGAAATTCCATTTAGCGATTCGGTAATATTTATTGATCTCTTTTATATTGACGACACCCATATTCCCTCCTTTCTGGGGATTGACCTTACCTCCTATTTTTGGAATTTTGGCTTTGGTCTCCCTCTGATATATTGGGCTTTGTGATTCCCCTTGCCAGCTAACCTTATTCGATCTTTTTTCCTTAATCTGTGATTCGCCATATTCCCTCCTTTCCGGTATCAATCGATACCTTTTCTGTGATTTGAGTTCCCCTATCCCCTTCCTATACAGAGTTAGTGTGGCTTACGCTGGGCTATTTTGATGCCAGCTCGGCATTGATCCCCTTCCGATCGTCTCTTTCGAGGTCAGAGGGGATACGAGCCTTTCGGCCATTTGGTTTAGGAAATCTCTTGTTTTTATGGCACTTTTTACATAATGTAATTCCGTTAGAAATATCCCATAAAGGAATATAGAGCATTGCTCCTTCATAGAGATCAAATAAAGGCAAATAATTTTTAATTTCAACCAGAAATTTATAAAAAGATTTTCTATGATGAACCTCTAAATTTTCTCCTTTATATCCACACTTTCGGCAGGTAAATTTATCTCTAATAAGACAATCTGTTCGCCATTGTTTAGATTTTGAGGACCCTCTTATTAATTCCACAATTGGCGAAATTCCTCCTTTCCAATGAGGATTTTTTGAACCTTTTAATCCCTTCGATATTCTACGTTTAGTTTCTTCCGAGCGAGGAATTCCCAAGTTTAAACCTTTTCTACCTTTTTGAACTTCTGATAATTTTCTTTTATGTTCTTCGGTAAAATGTCTTCCTTTTGCAAATTCAGATATTTTTATTTTTGCCTCTTCTGAGTGATGTCTTCCAAAGAAGGGATTTTTCTCACCTTTCACTGATTCGGATTTTTTCCTTTTAGTTTCTTCAGATTGAATCATGCGATCCTTCAGGAATGGTTTGGGACTCCTCTATTTGAGCAAGTTCAATTTCAATATTTTTCATGACAGCCGGAAAACATTCCTCAAATATGCCATGGCTTACCGAATCATCCTCAAGGGATTCTTTGAGGTCATAGAGAATTTGACAATATGAGCAGACTACCCTCATTTATTTCACCATTTTCTTGACCTGAATCTCCATCTTGGGCTTCTTCTTCTCTATCTTTTTCTTTTCCATGTTGACCCTCTTTAGAAATCTATCCATCTCTTAATATAGGATGATTTCCCCGTACAGGTTCCGTCTTCGTTCAGTTTTACACACCCTATTTTCGTAAAGGGATAAACGTAAGCCCATTTTTTTCCAAACGGATTTTTATGCTTAATGGTTGTATATATTTCTCCTTCACAATCTTCTAACCATATCCCCTTTACTAAACCCAATTTATGTAAAATTCTAACTAACATTCTTACCCCTCCTTCCCTTCTACCCTTTTTTGAGCCTCCTTTTCTGTTTTTATGCTTTTTGACTTCGGAAAGGGCTTGTCTTTAGGTTTTAGATTGTTCTTAGAGCACTTTGCAGGTCGTAGGCCGTGACTTTTACCCCAAGGTGACCAAGGATAGAGGGGGCAGGTAACCCCCAAACAATCATGGGATGATTCCACGTCATATCCATTGCATTTGTAACACTGCGCAGCCATTGCCTGTTTTCTACTTAACTGCTCACCTTTTTTGAATTTAAGATAGGCTGATTTGCTCATTACTCAGAAGCACCTTTAACTTGACTCATTTTTTAGAATCCCATCTTTTCTGCCAATCGGCATACATTTTATTTTGATTAATTATAAGTTTTCCGAGATAACGAAATACTGAATTTGCATCTTCTCTAATCATTATTCCATCATCCCACCATTTAAATAGATCGCCTATTTTTTGACCATTAACCCTATTGAAATGATTGAATCTTTGACCAATCTCTTTTTTACAGGCTGTTACACTTGCACCATTTGGTTTTTTCCTATTCATAAATTCTTTGAGTTTTTCCTCTTTGACTCCAAGGATTTCTGCTGCTTTTTTTACTGTAAAATTTTGTTCAATTACTAATTGCTGTGCTTTAAGTAATTTCTTATTTTCTTCTCTCCATTGGGCATGATGATAAGCCATTTTCACCATCCCATAAGGTAGAAAAGAAAAGGCATTTGCAACTTTTTTTAATGGAATTCCTTTTTGAACTAAGGGGGTCATTGTGTGAAATAAATCGTCTTTAGTGGGTGGTAATGGGCCTTCAGAATTCTCTTCATATGACATTTTTACTAAAGTAAGAAAATCCTCTTCCTCTGTTATTTCGGCTTCAATCGTATCGTTATTCATAAGTTCTTTTTCTACATAGACTCTATGCCTTCCCCAAACAATCTTATTGTCTTTTGTTATAAGTATTGGTGGTAATTTTACTCCACCTTCCCTTAACGACCATAAGTATTGAAGTCGATCATCATTGAGTTTTGTTCTGATATAAAATGAATCCTTTAAGTCTGATAATTTAACCTGAACGATTTTTTTCATTTTATCCTCCTTTGATAAATTGCTCCGATCCAATCTAAAAATGTTTCTTTTTCATATAAATCCGCCATTTCCCAATATTTCTTGAGTTGTTTTAGAACGGGTGTATCTTCAATTTCCTCTGGTTCTTCATCTAAATCGGAAACAATTTCCGTTTTGGTTTCGGGTGTCATTTCCTGAACGACCTTCTCAACATGGCGAGCCGTTACCCTACCTTCCGGTGCAGTTTCTATGGTTTTCTTCCACGCTTCTTTTTGTTGTTCGGGTTCGAGAGATGCAAGGGCTGCGGCATGTGATTCTTTTTTAGGAAGATTGTCGTAAATTTCCGACAAATTCTGTGAAATCTGTGCGGCTCCAATTAACTCATAGGCTCTTTGTCTTTTTAAATCCCATCTCTCTTTGCAGTATTCCTCAAAGGTTTGGAATATAAGTTTATAAAGTTTCTCTTTTTGAATAATTAAGAGAGCAGTCCCAACTTCTACGAAATGAGCCATTCCCTTTTCGATGATTTTTTCTAATTGATTAAGTCGTTTCTCAGTATCGGTAGATAATTTAAATTGATGATCTATGGCGAGTTCCATCAGCAACCTCCTTGATTGTCGATGGAAAGATTACCACAAGGTGTTAATCTTGTCAAGTCTTTTTTTAAGATTTCTTTTCGATGGGGGGTTGTTCAAACAACAACCATTCGAGGCGGACTTCGTAATGCTTTGAAACTTCAAATAAATATTCAAGCGGAATCTGAAAATTTCTATCCCCTTTTGGGCCTTTTTCGTAATTTTTAACGGCATTTGCTGATTTCTTTAATGGCAATCCGAAATTGGTTTGAGACATTCCTTTAACCTTTTTCCGATAATATTTTAGGCGACTTCCTATTCCTTGTAAAAAAATCTCAAAAGAATCTCTTGACATATTTAACACCAAGTGGTAATATCCCCACCATGAACGAAAAGAAAATCAAAAAACGATTAATCGACCTCGGTTTATCTCAAACCGAACTCAGCCAGCAAATCAATATTCCAAGGAATCGAATTAACGATGCGATAAAGGGCAGAAGGGAAGGCAGACGTTACACCCAACAAATCCTTGATTTCCTTTATCCACGCATCAATTCAAAAAGAACAGGCCAGTAATGGCCGGTAACCACGGGGTCGGTAAGAGCTCTGGGCAGGGTACAACCGGCTCCGTGGCAATTTAGATATTTTACCATATCGTTTTCTCAGTTTCACCATAATTTTTAAAGAAGGGGGGACTCATAATGGACAAATTATCCGAACCTATCAGCTTCAAGGTTTCACCTCGTATCAAAATCATGCTCCATGACAAGGCCCTCGAAGAGGGAATGGATTTATCTGACCTTATCAGGAAATGGGTTTTTCAGTCTCTTCATGCCTCCAATTTTCGCATGAGAGACTATTTGAGTCAAGAAGATTAAGGTATTCAATAGCCTACAATGTCCACTTGATAGAATATGACACAGTTTTACAACAAGGATATACCAATACAGGAGCCCTGGAGAGTTTGATCGGTTTCATCAACCGTCCCCCTTCTCTCTGGGATCTTCTGTATTGGTGAAAGAGGAGGTAAATCATGGAATTCTTTATAGGTGTGAGAAATGCTTTGACGATTGAGTTTGCGGTGTTTGTAGTAATCTATTTGCTGATTAAGATGATTGGATAATGAACCAACTCTCTTTTCTGGATATTGAGAAACCTAAACCTACCGGCGAATTCCTTCGAGATCGAGGAATTAAACGAGCTGTCCAGCATGCAGAGGAAATCCACAACGATTGGCAGGCTAAGGCATTGGATTTTCTTTACATCTATGCGAGGGACCATCACCGATTCTCCGGTGAGATGGTGAGAATGGAAGCCAAGGGGGTTGTACCTGATCCGCCGTCACTAAGAGTATGGGGAGCGGTCCTCCTCCAGGGAGCCCGGAAGGGATGGATTAGAAGGGTAGGGACCATTCATGTGACTAATCCGAAAGCACATTCTTGCTTTGCAAGTGAGTGGGAAAGTAACATCAATGAAGTGTGAACACTGCAATGGGGCAATGATTTATCAACCAGGAAACTCTATTGAACCGGCCATATATGTCTGTATGGCCTGTGGAAGAGAACCGAAAGGAAAGGAGGAGAAGATTATGGAAGAAAAAGAGAAAAGAGAATGTATCCAATGCGGAAATGAGTTTGAGCCCAAAATAAAAAAATCGAGATTCTGTTCAAAGCCATGTGGGGATAAATGGTATAAGGGCAATCGTATCCAGGGTCATAGAAAGCGAAAGAAAATCATTCAAAAATCAGTATTACCTTCCCCTATACCCAAGATCAATGACGCCATCCTTCTCGACCAACAGATATTAAAAGCTATTAAGAAATCGGTCGCAAACCAAATCATTCGAATCATCGAGGAGGCCTTCGCGTGATGGGTAAGGCTCCTGCGTTTCAAATGTATGCTCAAGATTTCGATATGGATACCGCAGCATGGTCTAATGATGAAGTTGGAATATATGTAAGACTTCTAAATTACGAATGGGTTAATGGTGGATTGCCAAATGACATTCAGGACCTTGCTAGGATCGCCAGAGAAAAAAAAATCAAATTTGAACAAAAATGGATTAAAAATGTTTCAAGAAAGTTTCAAGAAAATGGTCACGGAATGTTAATAAATAGACGCATGGAAGAGGTTAGACAAAACCAACTTAAATATTCGGAATCACAATCAAAAAAGGGTAAAGCAAGTGCTAAAAAAAGGTGGGATGGACATATAACCACGGTTAAAACTCGGTTACAACCGGAAGATAACTCTTCATCTTCATCTTCATCTTCATCTTTAATACAAAAGAAAATATATAAAAGAAAAGTTTTGCTTCCAGATGAAGACTGGATAAAAGAACTTCAAGAAACCGAATGCTATTCTCATCTAAATATAAAAGAGCAACTCCAGAAGTGTATAACCTGGTTTAAAGCTAAAGGGATAACGGTTAGTAGACAGAGATTTCTAAACTGGCTCAATAACCCAAGGTACAACTCAAAACCCTTAGATTCCCAACAAGGCCCCCCAACTGATCCTATGGACCGCCGAATGTGGGAAATAGAAGAAATGAGAAAAAATGATGGGCGGATTTAAAAGTGAAGGCAAAGATAACCCTGCTTTTGGGATTTGGGATGCTAATAATGCCGATAAATCATATTCTCATGGTTATAATAAAGCCCTTTTAAGGGAAATCCATAGATGTAAAGAATGTAAAAAGAAATTTCTTTCTCTTTATACAATTAAAGAGTGTTTGGATCACACAGGAGAATTAGAATGGAAATCCTAAACCCACCTAAAAGCTATATTGCCTACCGCTGCTACATTCATGGCCTGTCCGGTCAGGAATTATCTTATGCCCAGGATAAATTTTACAAGAAGCATTCTGAAAACAAAGGGGAGATTGTGAGGTTTTTCAACCTAATTAAAGATCAAAGAGAGAAAAGATTGTGTCCTTTCGAAAAGATTGAGGTAAGGGAAGAGGATGGAAAGAAACATGGACGGATTGAAACGGCCATGATTTACGATATTGAATATTGGATTGAAGGAAATAAGATTAAACAGAAGAAAATTTATATGGCCGATCAAGGAGTATTCTAAATAAGCAGGAGAAAAACCATAATGGATCGTTTCCCATTCTATAAACCAACCGAATCAGAGATCAAAAAAGAGATCCGACGTTATCTTAAAATTATGGGTATCTTCAACTGGAATCAATGGCAGGGTCAATTCTCAGTTCGAGGAGTTCCAGACTTAATCGGAATATTACCAAAAGGCAGAATCCTTGCGATAGAAGTAAAAAAACCAGGATGGAAGCCGAACGAGAAAAGCGATCATTGGCAGGACCAAAAGGCATTCATCGAAAGGATCAATGAAGAAGGAGGTTTGGCCTTTGTTGCGCAGTCAGTTAATGATGTGATTAAAAATCTTGATGGAGGGAAAGAAGATGCTTTACGGAATCACGGTCTATGAAGAGAAGAAGAGTAAAAGGAAATGGCTTTACACAAAGGAAGTCTCGGCGGGAAATGCCAATGTAGCTTTCGAACAGGCGGCCATTAGATTGACTCCAGACCGAATCGTGGAGATCAGGATGATTGGGAATCTGATGATGCCATCAAACTACAATAAATTAATAAAAAAGTCATTTATATCCTTAAAAGAAATAATAAAACTCGAAAGGCCCCCCATAAGAAAACCCGCGAGGGATGGGGTGTGAATACTAACCAGGAGAAAGGCTTTATTTTTTGGTATTGAGAAGAATTTAAGGGGGATCGTAAATTGCCATGTCTCAAATGTTCTGACAAAAAGATATTGGGGTGTTCAAAGGTCAAGGTCAATGAGAATACGGGTTGTGCAGCCTTTAAAAAATATATCAATATTGCATATTGAAAGGAGAAACCAATGGAAGCAAATGGGAAGGGCATCACAGAATCAGAATTAGCGAATCTTCCAGAAGTAGAAAATGTGGTCCTCTGGCAGGATGATGATGGACCGACAACGGTAACTGATTCACAAGGAATAGGATGGTTTATCGGAATATATGATGGGAAATTCTGCAAAAGAAGGTCAATTTGAAAGGAGAAACCAATGGGAGAAAATAATCGACGCAAGGACTGGTTCAGTAAGGAAATGGGAGGTCTGAGGCCATTACGACCAGGTCAGCAGATTCAGGTTGATTTAAAAAATGCAATGCCGAGGCAATGTGAATGCGGCTGCAAGTATTTTATTCCAGTCGTTCAGGTCTTTACCGTATCGGCCCTCCTCTCCCCGACAGGCCAGGAATTGACCGCACAACAGCCGGTGCTGGTCTGTATGGAGTGCAAGGCGTTGTTGAAAAACAAGGAGCTCATAAAACCCGTGGAGGGATAACGGGGTAAGGAGGGGATGATGAAAAGAAAACTTGGAAAAGTAATGGTAAGTGGCGATCTTATTCAAATGGATACAGAAATTATAGCAAAGCTCCTTTCTAAAATGGGTGCTATCATTCTCCGTTGTGAGCATTTTTTTGACAGAGATGTGTTTGAATATATCATGTATTCACCACTATTTGATGAAATCGACCTCAATTGTAATATTCCGCCGTACGAGATAGGTGTGACCAATCATTATGAAGATGGAAAGATCATTGATTTTGATGTTGATGTGAGAAAATTGCCGGGAGGATGGATACAAGCAACTCACCCGACCACACTGGAATTAATGATTGAAAAAATGCATAAACAGGACAATAATTTGAAACCCGCGGAGTAATAACGGGGTAAGGAGGGAAGGAATAATGAAACTATCTATTAAACATCTTTTGCTTTATCGATGGGAAGGTCCCTCTATCGGAATAAGGGTCAAGACATCTCTACAAACTTATGGTGCGATTATTCCAATTCCAGTATTTTTGTCAAATTTATTGATTTACTTAAAAAGACATAAAAAAGGAAATCCTAATGATTTTACTATTGGAAGAAAGGAAAAATAATGGATGAAAGAATCGAATTTATTGGAGTAATTAAACAGGTCTCATCTAAGGCGCTTGTTTCTTTAGATAAATCGGCAAGGATTATTCTGGAGACTGAAGATCTGTCCATTATGGATTTGGGTAAGTGGCCCGCAGATGAGACGGTCAGTGTGGTGATATGTCGGAATCCAAAAGGGAGGTGAAAAAGAAGGTAATCCAAACAACTAACCAAATAAAGGAGGAGTCGAGATGACAAACGAAGCAGGGATCAAGTATTTGAATTTTCTGGTGAGAACGTATGCAGGTATAACCCAATTAATTGCATCAACGAAACAGAGACTTCAATCTCTGCCAGGGGAAGAAAGGAATGAGGAATTTGATACACTTTTAAAGGGACAAGATAAGACGGAAGGATTGGAAACAGTAAAGGGACGGATTACCAGAGAGATCGAAAAAGAATTGAAACAGTGGGATGTATGGGAAACCTGGGCAAAGAAAATATCAGGGATTGGCCCGTTCATAGCGGCCCAGATGATCATCCTGTTTTATTATCGATTTATCCCTGTCTGTAAAGATTGCGGAGGGAAATTGGAGAAAAAAGAAAAGCAAACCGAAACAGGGAAAACAATAAAGACATTGGCTTGTGTTGATTGTAAGAAGGTAGCAAAAGAGGGTCTTTTGGTGCATCGCCTCGAATATAAGGACTTCCCAACAATATCGAAATGGTGGGCTTATATGGGAAGGCATACAATCGATGGCGTTATGCCGAAGCGAAAAAAGGGTGTTTTGTCTAATTGGTCAACAGTTGGCAGAACATTGGGTTTTCATATCGGAGATCAATTCAATAGGCAACAAGATGATCATCCGTATAAAGCCCTGCTTCTTTTGAGAAAGGCAAAGCATGCAAAGAATCATCCTGAATGGTCAAAGGGTCATGTCCATAATGCGGCAAAGAATGAAGTGGTTAAAATATTTCTTGCTCATTGGTGGACAGTGGCAAGGACTCTTGATGGGAAGCCAGTATCAGAGCCCTATGCGGGAGCATTGATGGGACATACCAATATAATTCAGCCTTTTTACTGGGAGGAAGAGAGCGAAAAACCGTTTAAAATCCAGGTGAATAATGCGAGCGAGGAGGCCCATAAAACCCATTACCGCCTTGCGTCCCCTCCCAATATTGAGGCGAGGCCGTAAAAGATGAGCGATTGAAATGCTGAAATCCAAAGAACGTGTGCGAGCGACGGACTTCTTGAAACCCAATAAAAGAATGCGAGCGAAAGTTGACGTGAAACCTAAATAAATTCTGCGAGCGACTCCACGTTTGAAACCCAGTATTGGGATGCGAGCGAGAGAAAAGATGAAACCCATGATGAGTTTGCGAACTTAAAATAAGAGAGGAGAACTCAAATGGAAAAGCAAGAAGAAAAAAAAGTAACAAAGTATGATGGTGTAAGTATCACAGAACTCGAAACCAAGATTGAGAAGTTGCACATTCTATCAAGGGAACATCAGAAGGAAATGTACGAATGCCTTGAATATTTGAGAACAAGCTACCGCTACAAGGAAAATCCACATTACAAAAAGTCCTCATTCTGGGCTTACCTTGAAGATCGGTTTACTATTCGGGAAGGAACATATCGAGAAAATGTAAGGGCATTTTCTAAGTTCCCCACTTATGCCATCGAATATGGAGTAGGAATGGTAGCAAAGATTGATAGGGTGTGCGGAGGGATGAAGGTTGACAAAGTTATTTCTGAAATTCAACATGAGGCTGCTGCACATAAAACACCAATGTCGAGAAAAAACATGGAGACCATTATCGAGAAGTACCGGAAAACGCCAAAGGTAAAAAGGGAAATTACCGACTGGAAGGCCATGTATGAACATGAAAAGGCAACACATGACAAGACGAAAGAAGCTCTACGGGTAGCCATGAAAAAGATCAATGAACTCAATGAGCAGATCGAAAAGCTCAAGGTAACAGCTCAAACAGTTACCAGCATCAGGAAGCTATTTGATAAACATAATAACACGATACAACGTTCTGCTACGTTGTAATGGGATAAAGCGATTACCCCCATGAAACCCAAGGTATAGGTGCGAGCGAAGGTTGAACTGAAACCCAGTCGGGTTGTGCGAGCGAGTTCCCATTTGAAACCCAGGGTCAACATGCGTAACTTAACATATTATACCTTTGGGGGTGGATTAGGTTAAACCTCTACTCATGAAAGGATAATCAATGCCCGAAGATCAAATTATTCTAAACGGTATTTTTATCACTCCCTCGGATGAAAAAAGAATGTTGAAATTTGTCGATAAAATGCTTCCGATAATATCTTTAATGTGCATATTAAAAAAAAATATGAACACAGAAGAATATGAATATATAAAATATTGTATTAACAATGCCCTAAGAAAGGAATCATCTAAAAGAAAATAATAAGCGGGGTCGCAAGTGTTTGATTCCTTGGAATCATTTACCCAAGTTCTAAAATATCAGAAGCTAAAGTCTTGCTGAGAACAGTGATGGATAGCGTGGCCCATCTGTACCCCGCACTTTTTAAGGAGGACCAATGACAGAAAGCGGCTGGCTTTATGGTTGGAAAGAAATAGGTAATTATATCGGTTGTTCCGATAAACAGGCCCAGTATTATGCGACAAAACATCACCTTCCTATTGTTAGATTGCCCAAGAATAAGCCTGCCGCAGATCCTTCCGAAATTGATAATTGGATGAGAACACGAAACAAAAATAAAAATTAGTCAATCTTTCCTTTCTATTCCCTTTTATTCCCATCTACAACCATCCTATCCGTTGATTCCTACCTTGACATTATTTTCTGTTTAATATAACGGTACTTCTATATCATATTCTTTGTTTAGAAATACTAAACTTTAGATAAAGCGTGGTATTATGATTGTATAAGCAATGTGCTTCACCTCGTTGTCCTGAACTACTCACCGAAGGAAAGTGGTGTCCTACCCATAGACCCAAGCATATTAGACTCTACATACCTGAAGAAAAGGAACAGCAAAAGCACTATCTATCCAATGGTCACAAGCGTTGGAGAGAAGCAATTCTACATCGTGATCCCCTGTGTCAGTCCTGTTTAAGAAAAGGAATTCTCACCCCCGCAACAGTAGCACATCACAAAGATAATAACTGGAAGAACATCGATCTAAACAATGGCGAGGGTGTGTGCGCTTCATGTCATACACCTAATTTTCACCAGGATTTAATTGAACCAGATGAAAAAAATATGCCTAAATCCAGAATGCTCTAAAGAATTTAACACGGAGAGATCTATTGTTAATTATTGCTCTCGTGCTTGCAGCAACAAAGATAAACAACGAATTAGAATGGACGGAGTTAAGGAATTCAATGTCCTCTCTTGCGGTGGAGGTGTTCAATCAACAGCCATGATTGCGATGGTATATAAGGGAGAATTACCAAAGCCAGATTTAGTTCTTATGGTTGATACTGGTTACGAAAAGCACGGAACGCTTGATTATGCTCGAAGGGTATTGATTCCGGCATGTAATAAAGTTGGAGTTGATTTTAAAACGCTCAATACACCCGACAATAAATTGTTCAATGAATCTGGGATGATTGTTATCCCTGCTTTTAAAAAAACAGAAGATGGTAATATCCAACGGCTCTACACGATGTGCAGTGGGACATGGAAGGTTGCACTCATGCGTCAATACCTGCGTTCAATCGGGGTTAAAAGGGCTAAGAGTTGGATAGGCATTTCAACAGACGAAAGTCAAAGGCAGAAACAATCAAATCTTGATTGGATATCGAATCATTATCCTTTGATTGATATGAATTTCTCTCGTTATCAATGTCTATTCCTTATCCGCTCTCTTGGTTGGCCCGATCCTGCTAGGTCATCCTGTATCATGTGTCCATTACAACATGATGATGAATATGAATTAATGAAGAGTGAGTATCCAGAAGACTATCAAAGGATTGTAGAAATGGATAACGAAATTGAGAAAAAAAATAACAATATATTTTTACATAAGTCTATGACAAGGATGAGGGATATCATCTGGCAATGTGATTTGATGGGGAAGATAGCCCTTATCCCTGCCGTGCCATGTGAGATATGTCAGTGATTGCTTTAGATAGGTCACTTCAACTACTTCAATTTAAGTGATGTGGTCCAATTAAAGTGTAGGGTAGGGGGGATATAAATCCTTGAGTGTCGTTTGTATTATATCGGCTGGCCAGCAAGGCGCAAGTTTTTATTTTAAAGATAATAATCTTAGGTATTTATAAAGAATCATTTAGTGAGAATATGGATGAACCTATAAAAATTGAAACTCGTGGACGTAAGCGAAAGACTCGTGAAGTAATCCGCCAAATAGGCCTTCCCGGATATACGAAGAAGCAGGCTGGGCAGCATCTCCGTGGTGAGAAGATTGATAGAACTCCCCGGGGGTTTAAGAAATTTGATTGGCCCAAAAAGAGAGATAAGGATGCCTTTTTAAAGAAAACAGGCCGGGAACTTATCGGTGCTGATCTTGTGAAGGAGTTCTTTGGCAAATTTATTACCCATACAGAGGATCGTCGATGGAAGGGAAAGAAATGGCAATGGATAGATTGGCAGATTGATTTTATTGATAAATTATTTGGAACTTTGAAATCTGATGGTTTACGGCAATACAAGAAAGCTTATCTTGAGATCGGGAAGAAGAATGGGAAAACTGAACTTGCGGCTGGTCTTTGTCTTTTTTGTCTTCTTGCAGATGGTGAAGGTTCCCCAGAGGTAATTTTGGCCGCTAAGGACCGGGGACAAGCCAAGAAATGCTTCGAAGCAGCCGAGAAAATGGTTAGGCAAAACAGGAATCTTCCAAAATATCTCAAAGTTCTAGTTAGCCAGAAAAAAATATCTTATGTGGTAGAGGGCGGATTCTTGGAGGTGGTTAGTAAGGATAGTGGATCTCAGCATGGTCGAAATATTAGTACGTTGGTTTTCGATGAACTCCATACCCAACAGGGCCGGGATTTATACGATATTCTAACACAAGGAAGTGGAGCAGCACGGCAGCAATATTTACATATTTTCTTAACTACAAGCGGCTGGGATAGAACTTCTATTTGCTATGAAGTCCATCAAAAAGCCCTTAAAGTGAAAGCAAACCCAGAAATCGATCCTACTTTTCTTCCAATTATCTATTCCGTTCCCGAAGAATTAAATTGGGAAGATGAAGAGAATTGGAAACTTGCGAATCCATCTCTGGGTACTATTCTCGATATGGAAAAGATGAGAGAAGATTTTAGGGATGCCAAAGAAACTCCGGCAGCTGAGAATGTTTTTAAGCGATTGAGGCTTTGTCAATGGACTTCTCAGGAGACGAAGTGGGTCTCTCTTAGCGAATGGGATAAATGCGGGGTGCCTCTTCTCATCGAGACTCTTTCGAAAAGACCAGCCTATGGAGGTTTAGATTTAAGTAGCAGTATTGATCTTACGGCCTTTGTTCTTATCTTCTCTCCTCTAAATGGTGATGGAACAATTGATATTATTCCCCATTTTTGGCTTCCTGAAGAAGGTATGGAAAAGCGAATTCAACGCGATCATCTCCCTTATGACGTTTGGATTAAAAGAGGATTAATTGAAAGTATTCCAGGGAAAGTCATTGATTATGGTTACGTCAAAGCCAAAATCCTTGAGCTTCGTGAGACATATAACTTTTCTGAAATTTCTTTTGATCCACAGTTTGCCGCTCAGTTAGCCCTCGATTTGGAGAAAGAAGGCCTTGTAATGGTCAAATTTAACCAAACTGGATACCAATATTACAATCCCCCGATGAATGAATTTTTAACAAAGATCATTAATGGAAAGATTCGTCATGGGGGGAATCCAGTACTCCGTGCTCAACTCGACGCATTGAGGGTATCAACGAATCATGTTGAGCAAATAAGGCCGGAAAAATTGAAATCCAACAGCCGAATTGATGGAATTACCGCAGCAATCATGGCCTATGATCGTCTTATGAGGCATCCCGAATTGGAAAAGTTTGTCTATCAGCCGGGAAGTATTTCGTCTCTTGGTCAGGATGAAGTTAAGACTGAAACTATTAAAGAAGAAATTAAACCCATGAGTTTGAAGAGTGGGATTGAATGCGAGCGGTGTCATCATGACACGGAATCACTGGTATCTTGCCAAACTTGCGGTAAACAAATTGGAATTGAGGTGAGAATTGCGGCCTGATGACCATTTCAACGATTTAATTCAGATTTTAAAAAGGTCTTCTTCTGAAGTTGGAGCCAATATTGTTCAGGAGTATAGAGCAAGCAAATTGCCTCGCCCGAATGACTGGGACGATTTTTGGTTTTCAAGGCCAGGCTACACGACAGCGGCGGGAGTAGAGGTCAATGAGAATACGGCGCTGAAATTTTCTCCAGTCTTTGCGGCGGTGAGGAAAATCAGTGAGACTGTGGCCTCTTTGCCCCTTCATGTCTATCGGGAGACCCAAAAAGGGAAGGTTAGGGCAACCAATCATCCCCTTTATCCCATCCTTCATCATCGTCCCAATCCAGAGCAGACCCGGGTGCAAATGTGGGAAGCTCTCATGGCTCACCTTCTCCTGTGGGGTAACTGCTATGCTCACATTCCACAAAACTTGATGGGGCAGGTATCAGCCATTTGGCCTCTTGATCCGTCTCGAATGAAGGTTAAGCGTCCAGATCCTAATGGATTATTGGTTTATGAGTATAGTTTGGCTCAAAATGGACAAACCGTGAACTTTCCGCCATGGGAAATCCTACATATTGCGGGCATTGGGTTCAATGGTCTGATGGGCTACTCCATTATCTCCTTGGCCAGGGAAGGAATTGCCTGTGGCCTTGCCTATGAGGAATACTCTTCAAGATTTTTCTCCAACAATGCCACTCCTTCTGGATTCTTGGAAGTGCCTGGCATAGTAGGAAAAGATGAGAGGGATGCGATCAGGGCAGACTGGTATGGAATGTATGGCGGAGTTAGCAAATCACAACTCATTGGGATAATTGGACAGGGAATGAAGTTTAATCCCGTGTCGGTACAAGCACGGGATGCTCAATTCCTGGAATCAAGAAAATTTCAGGTTTCAGAAATAGCTCGGTGGTTCAACATTCCTCCCCACATGATCTTTGACTTGGAGCGCTCGACCAACAATAACATTGAGCAACAGTCCCTGGAGTTTGTCATCTATACCTTGAGGCCCTGGTTGGTGAGAATTGAGCAGGCAATTCAGGCAAAATTAGTTATTGAGGATAATATCTCCGTAGAACACCGCGTAGAGGGCCTTTTAAGAGGCGATACGGCCACCAGAACGGCTTATTATACCGCCGGCAGGCAGTGGGGGTGGCTCTCGGCGAATGACATCCGAGATTTGGAGAATATGGAAAAGATTGATGATGGGGATGAATACCTTACCCCAATGAACATGCAGGAAATCGGGGCCCCTCCGATCAACGGAAAGGATCAACAGGCCGAAAAGATTCTTCTTGAGCAGTTGAAGAAGAAGAAAGAGTCTGAAGTTCAAACATAAGGAGATTTAAAATGCCAGAAACAACTGACAATTATCATCACATTCCGATTAAAGACAAAAACGACTTTGTTGATACTTCTTTTTCCACCATCACCATTTCCGAAGAGCAAGGAATAAAAGCGGTAATTGGAAAATTGACAAGCGATCCCAATGGTTCGACTCACATCCAGAAATATCTCTTCGATGTTGATAAGTGGTCGATGGCTGAGGCCGAGAAATGGGTTTCAGATCACAAAAGACATTCTGGAATGGAGAAACGATCATTTGATGTAGAATTTCGAGTTACGGGTGATCAAATGGGTGTAACCCTCTCAGGTATTGCTATTCCTTATAATCGTTTGTCGGTCAATCCGATAGAGGGCTTGCCGAATATTAAAGAAAGAATTTTACCAGGAGCTTTTAGAAGTTCTGTAGGAAGTGGCTCCGATATTTTCATGCTTTGGAATCATGAAATGAAGTATGTCTTTGGTCGCACGTCGGCTGGAACACTAAAATTGAAAGACGATCCGAGTGGAGTCATGTTTGAGAATGTACCACCTTCCTCTCAATGGGCCAAAGATCTTGTCTACTCCATAAAAAGGAGAGACGTTTCTAATATGAGTTTCAAGTTTGCCGACAATGTGGAACCTTCATGGACAAAAGAAGAAGGTGGGTATGTTCGGAATGTGAAAGACGCAACGCTGTATGAGATAAGCGTTGTGACCTTTCCTGTCTATGAATCGACCTCTGTTTATGCAAGAAATGCGGAACTCATGATCGTGGATGGCATAGTACTCGACTGTGCTTCTGAGGAGAAGATAGCCGAGCAAATGAAGGCTAAAGACGAGAGATTTAAGAATGCGATGGATAAATTTGAATCTCTCAAAAAGATTTGGATATAAAAATCAATTTAAACTGACATAAAAATCCTGGTCTGCAGCCAGGTCCCCAATATAAGAGAAGCGCCAACCGTATACGGCGGTTAGGCGCTTCTTTTTTTGGGTGAACCTAAATTGGAGGTAACTAAAATGTTAGCTGACAAAATCATTGAACTTACAAAACTCATTCAGAGCAGGATGGCCGAAGTGGAGGCCATGAGGAATCAAGTAGAAGGAGAAAAACGAAAATATACCGAAGAAGAACAGAAAAAAGCCATTGAACTGATTGATGATGCCGAGAATTATAAGGCCACATTGGAAGGACTCAAGCGGGAGGCATCATTTAGGGACGATCTCAGCAAGAGTGTGAATAATCGGATTATCAAGCCAGAATTGACCGAAGATGAGATGACGAGGAAATATCCTGGAATGCCACCTAAAGAATTGCGGTTCTCTTCTTTTGGGGAGAATCTTATGGCGATCAAGACGGCAAACGTGGGTGGTGGGCAGGACCGGAGGCTTGGATACATCGAAGGCCAACTCCGTGCCCTGGGCATGAATGAAGGGATTCCCTCTGATGGTGGATTCATGCTTCAGACAGATTACAGTGCGGAATTGATCACCAAGGTCTATGCGATGAGTCCTGTTCCCTCAAGGGTTCGTCGAATTCCCATTGGCCCCAATGCTAATGGCTTGACCATGAACGCCGTGAAAGAGACATCCCGTGTGTCATCGATTTGGGGTGGAATTATCATGTATTGGCTGGGCGAAGGGGAACAAAAGACTCCTGCCCATCCTGAATTACGTCAGATCGGTCTCAAATTGAAGAAGATTGCAGGTCTTTGGTATGCAACCGATGAACTTCTTCAAGATGCCACGGCGCTTTCTGCCGTCGCGAATGATGGATTTACGGAAGCTCTCGATGTTGAGATGGAAAGAGTCATCATCCGGGGCACCGGGGTTGGACAGCCGCTGGGAATTTTATCCAGTGGTGCGTTGATCGCTGTTCCAGCAGAAGGTGGACAGCTTCCAGATACGATCGTGGCTGAAAACATCGTCAATATGTTTTCTCGGATGTGGCCACGTGGGACTGGCAATGCAGTGTGGTTGATTTCTCAGAGTATCCTCCCGCAGTTGATGTTTATGACGATGCCTGGACTTCCAACCATTCCTCTTTATATGCCTCCTGGTGGGTTGTCAGTTGGCCCATACGGAACCCTGATGGGTCGGCCAGTTTTCGCAATTGAGAACTGTTCCGCCATTGGAGATTTGGGAGATATTATGTTCGTTGATCTTTCCCAGTATTTGATGATCGACAAGGGTGGAGCTCAGGTGGCAAGTTCCATCCACGTGAAATTTCTTTATGATGAGACAGCCTTTAGGATGGTCTATCGGACGGATGGACAGCCCATCTGGGTTGCTGCTTTGACACCGAAAGATGGAAGTGCGACGGTCAGTCCCTTTATTTCTCTGGCCGCAAGATAATATTTAACCTTTTGACAGGCGGAGGCGCCACAAAACGGCCTCCTGCCTAACAAGGAGAAAAGATCATGTATTTAAGCGAAATTTGCAACATCGTTAATGCCATGCCTCCTCATTCTACAGGTGCTGGTTTAGGAGGGGTTTGTGCCTATGTCAATATGGAAAACTATTCCCATCTTACCGCTGTTATTCAGAGTGGTGTGGGTGATCCTGCTGTTGTTACGGTGGAAAAAAGTGCCACAGGAGTTGGTGCCGGAACAGCAATCGCATTTACTCATAGGGATTGCAATGTAGCTTATCTGACTGCGGGTGGCAATACTTTAGGCGTCCCAACTTTAATCGTTGGTGCCGGTGGTTTTACGATGGGAACCAATGATGGTAATTATTCGGTCATCGAACTGGATGCCATTGAGTTGACAGCAGATTATCCATTCGTGAGGCTGGCCCTGAGTGCGGTAGCCGGTGTCCATTCGGTTATCTACATTCTCAGCGATGCAAGATACAAGGAACCAGGGATCGCAGTGTCTGTAGTGTAATTTAACGGGGAGGGGTTTCGGCCTCTCCCTTAATCTTTTAATCTTTAGGCGATCTGCCTCAGCGATGGCAGCACAGATCGAAAGACTGTGAAACGGGAGATTTAAAATGGGACAAACAAAATGGAGAAGCAGGGGTGGTGTAGGAGGGTTTTTTGATTCAGCTACTCATGAAACAACTGAATCTTTTGCGGGGAGAAAATTGTTTGATGACTTTGAAACGGTGACGTACAATACTCTTCAATGGTTATATACTGCCGCTGGCGCAGGTACGCAGGCCCTTGATGGTTTGGGCAATGCAGTTTTTACCTTTGATGCCACCGCAGCAAATCAGGAGGCAGGGATTGTAAATCAAGGTAATGTCCTGAGTTGGGACACAGCCAAGGGATTGGTGGTGGAGTACAGAATCATTTTTTCTGTTCTTCCCACTGTTGGCACTGAGGCCCACATCGGTGTTCTTGGGGAAGCCCAGGTGGATGACAAGCAGATTGCAGCGGCAAATGACTATGCTAAATATGCCTGCTTTGTGCTTGACGGAAACGGGACCGTTGTAATCTATACCGATGATAGTTCACATGACAATGATGCGATCGCTACTGGGGTGACTGTGCTCAATACCGCATATCATGTTTACCGAATTGACTTCACGAATAATGTGGATGTCAGGTTTTTCATTGATGGAGTGGCTGTGGGAACGGGAACGACCTTTATCGTTCACGATATAGGCAACCTTGTTCAACCTTATGTCAATATGACAAAGACCGGAGCAGATGCGGGTCTTGGAACCCTGAAGTTGGACTACATCAAGATTTGGCAGGCAACGAGGTAATTCATTCGGGGCGTGAAGCAGGGATTTTTCCTCCTTTCCCCCTGTGGATCGCCCCTTTTTCTTGAAAGGAGAATATAAATCATGGCAACTTTTGTAAAATTTGAGGATTTTGTAGAGCAACTTGGGAAAGGTGTTCACCATCTTCATGCGGCAGGTGATACCCTCGAAGTTTATCTTACTAACAACGCTCCAAGTGTATCCCTTGACGCAGTACAGGGTGATCTTCTTGGCATCACTGAAGAGAATGGATATGCTGAGGCGGACATTGCAAATGATTACACAGAGACGGCCGGTACTGGGACAATGACCGGAGTGGATGTGGAATGGACTGCTGGGGCAGGTGGATTCGGTCCATTCCGATATGCAGTAATTAAGAATGCAACCGTTGCTGATCGTCTCATTTGTTACTGGGATTATGGCTCATCCATAAGTTGTGCGGTCGGGGAGAAATTTAAAGTAGACTTTGGCGCCTCAATTCTAACCATAGCATAACTGAAATTAGGGAAGTTAATTATGAAAGTTAGATTCTATCTCGCACCACAAAAAGGAACCGGAACATTTCTTGATCCCTATCGATCTATTCTGAACGATCTCATTGATATTCAGGCAGGAGATTGGTTTGATGAAATCGATAATCCTGCAAGACATATCTCGATTTGTTGTGTCCACGCTTCGGATAGTGCACATACGGCCATCGAAAAGGATTTAAAAGTTATCCCTGTTTCCTTATTCTATAAAGACGAAAAAGAACTAAAACAAGGCATGAAGGAACAGGCCCTGTTGGACACTATCCATACTGCTCTTATAGCAAATGGCATTGATAAGAACATGGTGGTGGGAACAACGGTGAAGGATTTTCTTTCCTATCTGATTAAGATTTTCACCATTGCCCAAATTGCAGATGGTAAGGGAGATCAAATCACGAAGAACCTTATTGCAAGTGATTTATCTGCCATATCTGGAGAAAAGACCGTAAAGGAAGCCATTGACGAAAAAGTAAAGGATTTAAAGATAGGCAAGATTAAAATGAGTGGAGAAGAGTTTTAAATGAGTTTACCCCAAACTGATAATTTTAATAGAGCTTTTCAATACCCTCTGGCTGGGAATTGGACGACTTCACCTGGATTCGGTGCATTAACCGGATATAATAATGCTGTTTGTACCCAAACCACCATATGGTCCTCTACCTATTGGAACGCTGACACTTTTGGTAACGATCAATACTCATTGTGTCTGGTTTTAAAACCAGAATGGTGCGGGCCAGCAGTTAGGATTGCATCGGCTGGAACAGGAAATGGGTACTATATATTTGCTGGTGCTACTCCTCCCAATGGGGTTTGTGTGTTTAAGGTTGTTGATGGTGTAAATACTCAATTAGGTTCAGAAATTTCTCGGACAAATGCGGATAATGAAATTTGGAAACTGAGTGTATCGGGAACAACATTAACTCCAAATGTAGGTGGTTCCGATCTTTCAACCAGAACAGATTCATCTCTTGCAAGCGGTTCCGCTGGGATGATGATCTATTCAACTTATGGTTCTGGTGTGTATTTAGACGATTGGGAAGGTGGGGATATGCCGGCATCTGGATACCTTCTCACCTGTGATGCCGGAAGTTTTGTAGAAACAGGCCAACCCGTTTCCCTTCTCAAAAGTAGTCTGATTAATGCAAGCCCCGGAACATATAATCTCACCGGAACAGCCGTTGCCCTCCTCGCTTCAAGAAGTCTTATTACTGAGTCGGGTGGATATGCCATAACGGGAGCCGATGTTTCCTTCCTTCGAAGTTACCTTCTCTCGGCGGGAATTGGAAGTTTTATCCTTACCGGCCAAGATGTTACTTTAACCTTTACCGGTGTAGGAATCTATGCCTTAACCTGCGATGCCGGAACCTTCAATATTACAGGACAGGTTGCTTCCTTATTTTACAGTAGGGTGATTGGAGCAGATGCCGGAACTTTCATTTTAACTGGTTCGCTCGCTCCTCTTCTTTATCATAGAGTGGTTCAGGCTGAATTAGGAGACTATGCAATAAATGGTCAATCATGTTACCTGCTTCATCAAAAAATATTGGTGGCGGAAATTGGTAATTATCTTCTTACTGGTCAGGACGTCACCTTAATCCTCATACCAGTAGGAGCGGCAGAATATGTCTTAGTTTGTGATGAAGGTCTCTTTGTCTTAACTGGTAAAACAGTCAAACTCAAACGTTCACAAGTGATGGCTGTGGCAGATGGAACCCATGCCCCCGTTTCAATGACGATAGTAGAGGGTGGAATACCCCTGAGTTCTCTTAATCTTATCCATGGAACACATCCTCTTAATGAAATGATAATTGAGGAGGGATGATAGATGGCACTTGAATTAATCACCGATGCTTCAATCGAACCTATAACTTATCAGCAGGTGATCGATCACTTGAAAATTAACCCCTATGACGAAGAGATCGATGAAGGTTCTATTTCCTATATTGAAACACTCATTACAGCGGTTCGTGGCGATGTGGAGAGTTTTCTCAATCGAGCCCTGATCACTCAAACTTGGAAATATTATCTCAATGAATGGCCAAATAGGGATTATATCGAAATACCAAAGCCACCGCTTCAGTCCATTACTTCCGTTACTGTTCTAACGGCCGATGCAGTCTCAGCGGTATTAGATCCAATTTATTACCTGGTGGATACCGTTTCAAATCGGGGAAGGATGATATTGGCTGAAGATGAATCCTGGCCCACCAATACTCTTTATCCCATGAATCCTATTCAAATTGAATTCGTTTGTGGCTATGGGGATCTGGCCGAGGACGTTCCTAAGAGGATTATTCAGGCTTTATTGATAGGCGTGGCCGATCTCTATGAAAATAGGGAGTCGGTGATCGTCGGCCAACCAACCGGTGTCATCAAACTCGATACGATAGAAAAATTACTTTGGCCGTTTAAAATATGGATATGAAAACAGGAGGAGGATAAAAAAATGTTAATCACTTTGACTCCAACAGTTACAGCGGGACTTTACACGGCAAATGATTGTGTGGGAGGGAAATTAACTCTGGCGGGGGCGATCAGGAGACCTGGGGGAGAATCATTGCTCCAATCATTCACCATAGTAGATCTGGCAATGCAAAATGCGGCAATGTCGGTCTATCTTTTTAAAGAAGATCCAGCGGCAGGGACTTATACAAATGACGCTGAATTGGACATCCATGATACTGATATAGCCCTTTGCATTGGTTGTTTTAATGTTTTGGCAGGGGATTATTTGAGTGCAAAGGACAATAGCATTGCCTGTGTGACCAATCTGGGGGTTTTATGCAGGGCCACAATTTTGACCACATTATATGCGGTCATGAAAACGACTGGGGCCCCAACTTACGCCGCCGCCACCGACCTGAAATTAATTTTTGGATTCCGGCGGGATTAAGGAGTAAAACATGCCTAAGAAATTCTGGAAAGATTTAGTTTTTGGGGTACCAATCGGGTTGTTGATGTGGGGTCTGATCCTCCTTGGGATTAGCCATGCTGCCACTTATTATCTCCGGGCCGATGGCACAGTAACAGCTGCAAATAAAGCCAATGCGACAGGGTGTGGTGCAGCCAATACTGCCATGAACATCACCCAACACAATGCGGCCACCTTTGCAGCAGGGGACACGATAACCCTGTGCGATACTGGAGGAGTATTTAGGGATGCCGCTGCTTTGCTTCCCCCTACCTCTGGTTCAGGAACAGGGGCAAGCATAATAACCTATAATGCCAGTGGAACTCCTATTGTTAGTGGGGCGAGTGCCATCACTGGTTGGACACAAGTAGGGGCTACAAATGTTTATCAGGCAGCTTGTGATTGGACAGCCAATAGTTTGTATGAGGATGGTGTTAAGAGGACAAAAAAAGCATGGAATACCAATATTGCTACTACCGATCTTGCAGTAAACCAATGGACCTTAGATACTACTGGAGATTTAGTATATGTTTGGGCTTCCGATGGAGCAGACCCCGACACACACCTGATGGAATTAAGTAAATTAAGTTATGCCATGCGAAATAATAATAAGGTTTCCCTTACCTTTATTGGTATAACCTTCCGTAATAATAATGATGGATCAGATGGAGTTGTTAGCCTTGGTTATAACACGATTGCAGATGTCACTTTCCAAAACTGCATCATAGAGAAGGGGTATGGAGTTGGAGTTTACATAAATGGAGCTGTAGCCCCTACAAATGCAACTATAAGCAATAACACAATCCAGAACAATGCGAGGTGGGGTGTCCACGCAGCTTTTCCATTTACAGGAACACTAATCATAAATGGCAATACGATTTCTGGGAATGGATTCGATTCCGTTATTAACAACCAACAGTATGATGGGATACACGGTAAAATTGATGGTGCAAGTATATACGATAATATTGTGCATGATAATGGAACAATCTGTAGGGCCGTAAACGAATGCAGTGGCATTTATTATTCAACTGCTAGTGCAGCGGTAGTAAATATTTATAGAAATACGGTTTATAATCATCCAAATGGTGGGGCCATTCAAGTTAGAGGAAGTTCCAATATTTATCAAAATAAACTTTATGGGAACAGTGGTTCTGGAGTAGATATAAATACCAATGGAGCTATAAATGTCGCCCATGTGATATATTATAATCTTATTTATGGGAATGGCCTCATTGCTTCTGCTGCCAGCAAAGGTATTGGGGTAGTTAAAGAAGCAGGCCAGATGAGTCTCACATTGTATAACAACACCATCTATCAAAATACAAGTGCAGCCGGGGGGAGCGAAGTTAAAATCGACCAGGACTTAACTGCTTTGACAATGAAGAACAATATCATTAATACAACCGCCACCAGATACGCATTATCTATGGTTACCCAAACAGCAGCGACTATAGATAATAATCTCATTTACAAGGCAAACGTTAAACCTGTTTATTATAATGCGGATGAACGAACATGGGCAACTTGGCAGGGATATGGGTTTGATACCGTGGGTGTAAACGCCGATCCCCTTTTCATCTCCACCTCCGACTTCCATCTCCAATCTACTTCCCCTGCCATCAATGCTGGAGTGGATGTGGGGCTGACCAAAGACTATGAGGGGAATCCAGTACCAGCAAAGCATAGAGCGGTTAGGAAACCAGATATAGGGGCTTATGAATATCAATATAGATTCACTCCTTGATAAAGAAGGATTGTGGACATGAGGTCTGGATTACTTCGTCACAAAATTGAGTTTCAGGAAAAGGTGACATTGAGAGATTCGATGGGCGGGGAGATGGTGACATGGGAACCATATTGTTATTCTTGGGCCTCAATCGAACCCTTATCTGGCCGTGAATATTTCGCCGCTCAGCAAGCCCAGGCTTCGATATCGCATAAGATGAAGATGCGATATCAGGCGGGGATCAAACCTTATCATAGGATCATGTGGGGTGATAGAACATTTGACATTAACGCCATAATAAATACTGACGAAAAAAATCGAGAGTTAGTCTTGTTTTGCACGGAGGCAACATAAATGGTTGAAAATAACTTTTGTAAACAACATTCCGGTGTTGAAGAAGTTCTTAGTATTCTCAAAGAAAATCAAGAGGACATTCTTAAAACCTTACCAGAATGTATTAGGGCTAAAACTCTCTGGACATTCCTTTCTATCTTTATTGTCCTTTTTTTGGCTGTTATTGGGTTTCTGTGGAATGGTCAATCAGCTATTGGAGGTAAGGTAGACTTAAATCAGAAAGAGATTGTTGGCATTATTAAAGCGAATGAAGAGAAAAGTGAAGCGTACAGAGAAAAGATAACAGGTAAGGTTAATCTACTAATGTGGAAGAATGGCATTCAGGAGAAAGATTTTAATATTGAGAGGAAATAAAAATTGAGCAGAAATTTAGAAGATCTTGATCCAAAACTTATCATCCTTTATCAAGAATTCAACCTCAAAATGGGAGAAGCAGGATTGATTCATGTTATTACTTCCACTTCCCGTTCTATCCTTGAGCAAATGGCCTTATTTGTTCAGGGGAGATTACCCTTAGTGACGGTAAATACTTTTCGCTTCCATGCAGGGCTTCGTCCAATCGAGAATACTGACAATAATATGGTCACATGGACGCTTGATTCTAAGCACGTAACCAATATGTTCGATAAGGATTTAAATAACGATAAATCCAAAGCGTTTGACATTGCCATTCTGAATAAACAGGGACAGGCCGTGTGGGATATTAAGATCAGCGTTAATGATAATGATATTCCTGACTATGATGAAGCGGGAATAATCGGGGAATCCGTGGGACTCAAATGGGGAGGTAGGTTTTCCCACCCGGATAGACCTCATTTCGAATTGGCGTGATTGAAATGTGCATTTTTCACAAATATCAGAAAGTAACTAAAAATAACAATAAGTGTGGTCAATGTTTTGTGATGCCTAATCTTATTGGCGCAGAATTGAGAGTCAGATATCCAGAAGGTTTCTGTCCACATTCAGTTGAGATATGTCTCAAGTGTGGAAAGTTCAAGGGGTGGGGAAGTCATGGAAGACTGACCGTCATCCCGGATAATTGCAAGAGGCAAGTTGAGCACATGATGAGGATAAAGGAGATGATATTGGGCAACGGTCAATAATCATGATTAACATTCAAAAAAGAAAGGAGGTGATATTATGGCCACAATGACGACAGGTGCAGGAATTAAAGGATTGGTTTACAACGGTGACGTTTTCGGAATTTGGATGAGACTCAATCGGTTTCTTGAGGAACTTTGGAAATGTGCATCCTCAAGTGTGCCGTATATGAGTGTGGCGGATCAGACCAGATTGGCGAAATATCTGGATTCGGTAGATACCTATCGTGTTTGGGTACAGGCACAACCAGAACTCGATCTCCCAGAAACAGCACCTAAGAACTACGATCTCCCACCCAAGTGTCCGTGGACAAGGGTGGAAAGTGATGACATCAATGATCTGCTTCGACAACTTGACGATACGATGGAGGAACTTTCTAATTCTCAGAGTGCAAGAATGCCTTGCCGATTGATCAGTTACGACGAGAAACGTATAACCGATTATATCGAGAAGATGCGGGCTTTCTTGGTGGATTATATCCAGAAAGTTCAACCACTGGATATTCCGGAGAGCTCTCCCCGCAATGTGGTATCCGGTCCTGGATCGGGCGGAGTTTAATATTTTGACCGTTGCCCATTATTTTTAGAAGGAATTAAAATTGAAATGAATCTAATTTCAAATCAGGATATTCAAAAAATTCTTGGTAATGTTCAGAGAATGGCATTCAATCGTGACCTCAGAAAAATTGGATATAATAAACAAGAAAGTGAGGCGATTTTAATGGCGATTGGATATTTAAAGGAAAAATCAAAACAGAAAGGAGATGAAATCAATTGTCCGGGAGATAATTTTAGGTAATATGGAAATCTTTGAAATCAAACCAAATCTCTTTCAGAGTACAAAGATAGATGATCCTAATGCTGTGAAAGAGATGGATACAGTCATTGATTTAGAAGGCGGATTTGATACGCTATATGAATTGAATATCAAGTCTTATCTCTACTGGCATATTCTCGATATGCCTTGGTTGCCAGATGAAAGAAATCTGTGGAACGTGGCTCGCTATGGGTTTAATGCGTGGAAGGCAGGTCAGACAGTTTTAGTCCATTGCTCGATGGGAAGGAACAGATCGGGTTTGGTTAATGGGTGTATCCTCTGGCTGGATGAAATGAGTGGAATCGAGGCAGTCAAACTGATTCAAAAGAAAAGGCCAGGAGCACTGGTGAATCCAGTATTTAGGAATTATCTTGAAAATCTTTCGGAGAGGAGGTGATATAAATGACCCCTAAATTAATTAACATCATTACGAATGTGATAGGTGCTTTGTTATTCATCCTGGAGCCATTAAGAGCCTATCTATCATCTCAACCCTTTAACTGGATGACTTTTGCAGTGTGCGTGGGCGGAGCGGTGATTGCCTACTTTACCAGCAAGAGTACATTGATTGTTGGGAAGTAAACTGGAGGCGTCAGATGGGAACAGTGGGAGCTATAGCTACAGTTGTTGGAGTAGGATTACAGATGGTGGATAAATATATCGATGATCCTGTAAGGAGACTTGCTGCTCGACAGGAAATGATCGATAAAATAAAGGAGAAAATGGATGGAATCCTTGAAGCAAAAGAAATGGAAGAGCTTGATAATCTTCTTCTCAATTTTATCTCTGCTCTACATAATCTGTAGTTGTACTCCCACCATCCAGACAGTTTATAAAGATGTCCCTTCTGATTGCATGGTGGTTAAAAAGGAGACATTAAGGAAGTTAATGGGAGAGGCTATTTATCAGAAGCAACTACTTCTGGATTGTCTGGAGAGGGAGAGGAAATAGAGGTTGAATAATTTGCTCACAGCAATATATGGGAAAACTATAAGTTCGGCCCTTTCAACTGCCGTGGGTGGGCGGATTTATCTGGATGAGGCTCCACAAAAGACGGGGTTTCCTTATGTCGTTTTTTCCATTGTATCAAGTGTGCCCGACAAAACTTTCACGGAGAACTTTGAAGATATTCTTATTCAATTTTCTCTCTTCTCTGCATCGAAGGCAATGGACGAAATAACTAACATTTACACCCATTTAAATACGCTTTTTGACGAATGTTCCTTAACGATCACAAACAATATTTTGTTGAGAATGACGCGGGAAAATCTAACTACAATGTTCGAAGATATCATAACACCTGAAGGGAAGGGAGTGCGTCATTGGGCGGTGGATTACTCGATATTAATCGAGAAGAGTTAGTAAAAATAATTTAAGGAAGGAGAAAAGTCATGGCTGTAAACAGAACACTTGGAGTAAACGCGGCGATTGTATTGAAGTATGGAGATCCTAATCAGGCCACAATCAAGGGTCTTAATCAACTTACCCTTCCGTCACTCACAAGATCGGAGATTGTGAGTGAGGAATTCGGCGTTGATTTTGCCGTAATTGACGCAGGGGGTGGGAAGCATGGTCCACTTTTATATAGTGGCAATTTGGTTTTTGCAGATGTCTTGGGACAGGTTCAACTCCTGACCTATCTCAAGAACAACACAAAATTCACGGATGCGCGAGTATATGTTAACATTGTGGTCGGAGATTTTCTCATGGCCGATATAGCGAGCGATTCAGAAGCCGGTTTTCAGGTACTCAGTCATACCCCTGGTCAGACAAATAAAAATGGGACATTCCCCATATCTGGATCATGGGCCGTGAATGGGCTCTATGCCTATTTCTTCGTGCATCGTCCCGATATAGCCGCTATAAAATTAGACTTTGTAGCATCTGATGCTCCCCTAACTGTCGGCGGCACCATTACAGATTCGACGAATCAATTTTTGATTAATGGTTTCCTGGCGGACCAGACCTTGATCGTTGAAGGATCTACCAGTTGTGACGGAACATACCTGATCAGGACCGCAATCGCTGGCGTACTTACTTTAGAGGTTGCAGGGACCAATGGAGGTCAATTGGTAACAGAAGCATCACCTGGGGCAGCCTGCATACTACACGGTGGAAGTCTATAAGAAAGGAGATTTATGACGACATTTGATATCGAAGAGAACCAGGGAGTCTGGTTTGATATTAATGGTGGCGGTCGAGTTCAATTGAAAATTCTCAGTTATGTGGAATGGAAGGAGATTGCAAAAGCCACCATAACGAAAGGTCCACCTGAATATCCTCTATTAAAAACAGATGAAAAGAGCCCCGCTAAGCATATTCGGTTCCAACCGGAGATTATTAATAATGATCTTCAGATAGAGATGACTTGGGATAAGACCATCATTTCCTGGGAAGGCCTGATGGATAAAAACCAGAAACCAATCCCATGCACAAAGGAATGGAAAATAAGGCTCATGTTTATGGATGACTCTTCATTCCGTGATTTTTATAATGAGAAGATGAAGATACTCATGGATGCAAAGGTTGAACAGGATGAGAAATTAAGAAAAAACTTACCACCTTCGCAATCTGGAGATTTTGCATAGGGCGTCAAGATTGCGAAGGTTGCATGGAAACGTATAGAGCACAGAATACAAAATTACCATTTGAAAAAGGGGAGGTTATCCAATTATTGCCTCCTTGCGAAACTTGTAAACCAGAGGATTTGCATCCCGATAATTTCACTGCTATGGAAGTGCTTGATCGTTGTGGAGATGAATGGATCACGGCAGGGATGGAAGGAATACAGATCGCAATTTCGGGACCGTCAATTGAAACTGCAATGAATATATCTGGAATATTCGATCAGATGGAACGGACAAGGATTTTCGATCAAGTAAAGATGGCAAGTCGAAAAATCGCCATAGAATTAATTAAGGAAAGAAATAAGGGAAAAAGATAAAAAGTTTCGATTCTCTTGAAATAATGGATTCGAGAAATAATAAGTAAGGTAAAGTTATGAGAATTGTTGGATGGAGATTGCCTGAAATATGTGATGAAATAAAAGGTAAAGCCATTGAAGCTGTCAATGAGGTCATGGATGAGCATGTCCAAATATCAAAATCTTTATGTCCAGTTGGAACAATAACAAGAGAAGGTAAATTTAAAACTGTTACCGTTACCTTTACTCCTACAACCAAATACGGCAGACGTAAGATAATACCATTAGAAAAACGAAAGCAGGTTTCATTCGAGGCTCAAAGATGGACAGGGGATTATCCTGGCCAGTTAAGGGATACAATCAGGCGGGTAAATAAACCGTCACGTCCTGGCAATATTCGAGTTTATGCAGGGAATAAAAAAGTTCATTATGCCTATTTCGTTGAGTATGGCACGGTGAAAATGAAGAGGCAATCATTTATGAGGCCAGGATTCCAAACGATAAAGAATAAAGTCAAACCGAAGATTGAACAAATGATCAGAGAATGTCCTGACGTTAAATAAGGGGGAATTGAATGGCAGCCGGAATCATTTATACAGAAATTGATTTAGACAGTAGAAAATTTGATGCGACTCAAAAACGTATTCTCTATGATGCCAAGACGATGGCCATCAATGTAGAGGATAGTTGGAAAGTTCTCGGACAGAAATCCGATGTGATGTATAACGCCATGCGTCAGCAGGCCATCAATGCCTATGAGGGGATCAAAAGTAGGGCCACAAGTTCTGCCGCTGAAATCGTCCGTGCTGAAGAGGCCAAAAATGCCAAGATCAAGGCCCTCAATGAACAACAATTCGGAGCCCAAATTTCATTTCTTGATTCCCTTAAAAAGAATTGGATAGCCGTTTCTGCGGCTGTTATTGCTACTTATTATGCGACAGAAAAAATGTATAACTTCATCCGTTCTATTGCCTCAGCAGGGAATGATATCCAGAGAATGTCCCGTGTTTTCAATATGGCGACAGATGATTTTCAGAAATGGTCTTACGTCGCAAGGATGGCCGATGTAGATATCGAAGGATTCGGACAGGGCTTCAAATTTCTCACTCGTTCGATGAGTGAGGCACTTCAAGGATCGGGAGATGCAGCGAAAGCTTTCAATCTTCTCGGAATAAATCTTAAAGACACAACAGGCAAAACCAAAGATCAACAGACCATCATGATGGAAACCATCGGAACTCTTGAAAAATATGCCGATGGAGTTGATCGCGATGCCTTGATGCTCGCCATATTCGGGCGTGGTTGGATGTCTATCAAGCCATTGGTAGATCAAGGGACGAAGGCCATTGAAGAAAATAGATTAGAGGCTGAAAGATTGAATCTTGTTCTTGGAAAAGATGTCATTAAATCTCTATCTGAATCGGGAAATGCTTTCAAACGTTGGGAATCTACTTTTAAAGTTGCCCGTCTGGAGACCTTCGCTCCTATGGTTGAAATTTTGGGGAGTATGCTCGAAAGAGTAATGGCCCTGAAAAGGGCATGGGGTGAAAGTGGCATTATGGGAATCTATAAGGAAATTATCGCAGGTCAAGAAAAAGCGAGGATCGAACATCTCCCGGCTGCTGCATGGACAAAAGAATGGGTCGCTGGTTGGACTCCTCCCATTGCCAAACCCAAACCACAAGCTCCTGGACTTCCAGGGAAAGCAGAATATCCAGAATGGCGTTCAATCATGGGAGAGGAAAGAATACAGGGTGAAAAGGAATATTGGGAGGCTCAACATAAAACATGGGAGATTGAAAATAAAATAATCGCAATAGAGGGCGATCGGGCGCAACAGTTAGCCGATGATATGTTTCCCTCTATGGATAAGGTTACGAAAATCCAAGAACAGATGACTGAGGGTGCGGAGAAGTTAAGAGTAAAGTTGGTTGAAGTGCAAATTTTAGTAGGCGATTTTGGATGGGAGGATTATGCTTCTGGTGCTTTGGAAGCTTCCTCTGCCGGAGAGAGAGCAATGAATAAAATGGCAATAGCGAATGAAGCTGCTGCCGCACAAGCAATAAAAGCACAAGAAATTTGGGATTCCATAGGTAGGGATACTATGAGTGTACTCTCTTCCAATATGGTAAATCTGATGTCCGCTACGGAATCATGGGGTGAGAAATTTAGAAAAGTTGGCGAAAGCATTATCCAGACTCTTATGCAAATAATTGTGAGACAGATGTTGATGAACTCCTTATTTGAATCCTCTGAGGGTGGAGGAAAGGGCTTCTTAGGCAAAGGAAGTGGGATCGGTGGGCTTTTTACAACTGCAGTTGGTTGGTTTGGAGCAGAAGGCGGAATCACTCCAGACTTACTTGCTCGCTATCCTCTCCATTCCTATGCAATGGGGGGTATAGCTACCTCTCCCCAAATTGGAATTTTTGGAGAAGGCGGTGGAAGTGGAGAAGCCTTTGTCCCTCTAAAGAATGGAAAGATACCAGTTGAAGGTGGAGGTGGAGGTGGGATTACTGTTTACCAGTACGTTCAGGTTTTAGATCCAAATACTTTCAACAAAGTATATGGAGGAGTTATGAAAAACATAACTGAGAATACGATTGCAGAAGGAAAACGTTA